GGATAATCCCTATCTATTACTTGTTGGATTGTAGCCCAACCAATATTGTTGTTTTCTATAATTAGTAAGGCATCGTTATATTCTGTTGCTATACTTACTAACATATTTCCAAAATCTTTGGTATTTATTCTACCTTTGTATTCTGCGACTTGTTCTATAGTTTCAATGTCAATAACATGGAATGCTGAATAATCTCCACCATCTCCTCTACCCACATCTGCACATACTACATAATTATTTTGATAGTTTGGTGGTTCCCAAATCCAACAATTACTATCAATACCTCTTCTTTCAATTGGTTCCTTAACTGATGTTTCTCTACACTTTTCTAATAATACTGCATCAATTACTGAAGTACCAGAAGTTAAGAAGTCACAATCACATTCTTGTGCTGCACTTCCTGGCCCAAGTAGTGTATCTTGTTCATCTCTCCATTCTTGTTTCCTATCTGGATGAACCGTCCAATGTAACTTGATTGGATTAAACAAACCAAGAGCATCTTCGGCCTCTACCCAAGTTTTGTGGAACCAATTACCCACACCATTTGGTGTTGACAATGCAATACATTGTCCACCAGTAGTTAGTGTTTGTTGTGCTGCAGTCCATATATCATCAATCTTATCAATAAACGCTGCCTCATCTAATATCAATAATGATAATGCCTCTGAACGAGCTGCTTCTGGACCTGATGCAACTGCCTTAACTTGTGAACCATTTTTATATCGTAAGTTCAGTTTGTTATCCTCAACACATCTTTGTTTCAACCAACTCGGTAGATTAGCATGCATAACACGAATTTTTGTTACCAAATTTTTTGCCACATCTTGTTTGGTTGCAATTACCAAAATGTTTTTATCTTGATGAAAAGTCATCATCCATAAAGAATACCCTGCAGTTAATGTTGATAACCCTAACTGACGAGCTTTCAAAATAACATTCATTCGATGTTCTTGAAATTCATCAACAACTTTATCTTGAAAGTCAAATAAGTCAAATGGTATCTTACCTCGTATTGGATGTTGTATAACACAATACTTTTTCATAAAATATGCTGGACTTTGTGCACACTTTATGTATTCTGACTTAATTACTTCTTTTAATTGTTTTGGTTGTCCCATTAGTTTGTTATTTGTCCTGCAAGATTAACTGAAATTGCTGTAGCACCTACACCATAAACAAACCATAACCATTTATTTTCATGCCACTTAGGTTTAACAAGTTTAACCTTATCTTTATAAAGTTCATTTGTTTCCTTTAGTAATAAAATCTGAAGTTCTCGTTTTTCTATTATTAAAGAATCCATAAATGCATTCTCTTCTAATTTAAATACGACACTTTCTAAATCAGATATTGCAATGGTGGATAGACTATCGGCCTTTTCAAACCCTTGTAGTCTATTTGCCCACTCAATTACATCTGTTTTAGGTAGAGTTATGGTTTCTTCTTCAGTTTGACCAAGAAGAACACTAAACAAAAATACTATGTATATTAAATATCTCATATATATAAGTATATACTACTTACTAAATTTCTTCAAATATTTTAATGCTTCATCAACATCTTGTACATCTGATGCTTCTTTTGCCTTAATTATTTGTTTTTTAGTATTAGTTACCTTTCGTTTAAGATTACCAACTTCTTTTTTGTTGACTTTCTTCTTCTTCTCAAGTTTAACTACTTCTTCTTCAAGTTTAGTTACTTCTTCACTCTTCTTCTCTATTGCTTTATCTAACTTTTTGATTTCTTCTTTTTTCTTTCCACCAAAAAATAGATTTGTTATGAATCCGATTATCTTCCCAATCATTATTCATCCTCCTTGTTAGGTTTACTTATTCCTGCGTCATCTAAAAGTTCATCAAGTGAAAATGTATTAAACTTTTCTTTGTGTCGTACATCTTCATATTCTAAACTCATAAGTTTTCTCACTACCCTCGTGTAAAGATTTACTAATGAATTAGTTTCTTTACCACCAACTTTATTATTATAATCTATAGCAATCTCACCTAATCGTGAAGTTAATGCCATTAAATCAAGTACTATTGATTCAGGTAATATTAAGTTTTTTGGCTTCTTCATCTATTTCATTCTCTATTTTAGTTATGTAATCACGAGCTTCTTTTACTACATGAGAAAATTCGGTTTTACCCATTTCCCACTTTTCTCTTTCAAGTTCAACATCTTGAACCCCAACTGAATTGAGCCATTCAACTTTTCCATCCGAGTCTTCAAACTCGTCAATACTTTGTTTTAAATCATTTAAATATGATTTTTTATTTTCTAATTCTATATTCTTTGCATAGTCTTCAAACTTACCCTCTAAACGAAGTCTGTTTTCAAACTCAATTTGACAATCAAAACAATGTCCTTTAGTTCTCCAAAACTTTGTATCAAGTTTTTTCTTCATTGTTTTTTTACATTTAGGACAAAACCAAGGCATTCTAACATCTTTCATAATGTCTGTCATTTTTCCTTGACGAGTTTCTCCACCTTTATCTACTGGACCCTTACCCTCGTATCCTACTTGAACATAATCTTTCTCATATTCTTTTCCAGACATTAAGTCCTTTAAGGCCTTATTTTGTCTTTCCATGTCTTTACTATAATTTGCCATTGTAACTCCTATCCAAACTTTAAACTACCAAGAATTTGATTGATTGGTGCAAATGCTCCTGTGAATTTATAAATGTTTCCTTTATACTTAAACACTATACCCTCACTTGGAACGATTGCCTTTACTCCACCAATCTTCTGTAGTTTTTCTATTTGTATTTTTAACTTTTTCAATTTTTCTATTTTATCTGGTTTTTTCAAATCTTTTAGTGCATTTAATAATTCTTTCTTTAACTTCTGTACTGATTTATCAGGGGACACTGCAATGTATCCTTGTATATTTTTCAGTATCTCTGCACCCACTTGGAAGAATAATATTTCAAATGGTTTAATATTTTGTTTAAATATCTTACTATGATCTTGTTTATCTGTGGATGTTATCCAATCTAAAAATTTAGGATTATCTTTAAAATCCCTTTTAATCTCTGGTATTTTATATCCCTTATCAAAATATGCCCATCGTTTAACTAACTTTGCAAATTGACTTGGTTTTAATTTAACTTTATATTGTTTTGATGCATTAAAGATATACTCTCTCCAAAATGATTCATGATACATACCCAAAGTATCTTTATCAGATAATGCATATTGTTTTTGTAACTTATTTAATTGTCCTAAAAATTTATTTCTTAACTTACTAAAGTCTTGATGTTTTGGTACACTTAAAAAATTTGGTTTACCAATCTTAAACATTTTTTGTATGTGATTATTTGTTTGTTTAATCATACCTGCCAACATACGAGCACTATCTTTTGGTTGTCCAATAGGTCTACCACTCTCATCATACTCTAATGTTCCATGAAATATTATTTCTGCAACATCGTAATCTATTACATTTGCAGTTGCTGGATACATAACCTCTAAATTCATCCATTTCTTACCATTACCGAATACTTTATCTTTTTGTTTATCATTTAAACTACCTATAGATTTCTCTAAGTCTTTCATCGCACCCACAAAAGCTTTTTCTATATTACCCCTACCACTAAACATAGATTTTATTCCATTCGTGGTTGGAGCAGTTTTACCAAAATTCTTTAAATGTCCTTTGTTACGAGCTGCTCTTAACTTACCATCTATCCAACTTACCATTAGATTTTGTCCATCGAGTTTTTCTGTAACCCCATCTTCTCTGTCTAACTTTCCACCTATACCATTAATAATTATCTGTTTCAAATCTGAAAACATCAAATTATTATCATCAAATGGATGTGCCATATGTCCGTATGCTCCACCCTCTATTAATAAGTCAACTTCTTGTAAAAAACTTTCTTTAATGTCTTCTATAGAATCACTTTTAGAGGCGTCACCTGGTGCTAAGTCAAGGTTTATTACTCTTTGAGTATTCTGGTCACCTGTTTGAACTCCAGGTAAAGCTGGTGCTTCAACTGGTACACCTGTTACATTCTTTCCATCAGGAGTTAATCCTAACCATTTAACTATTTTAAAATCTATATTGGAAGTTACTTTCTCAATCCATTGTTTATATGCAATTATTGGATCTTGACTTGGGAATCTCTCACCATATGGGCCTGCACCTCTTCTACCAAATGCTACGGTTGGAACTTTGTCCATTCTCGTAGTATAATCTAATCCAGGATCATTTGCGTTCTTACCTAAAATATAATGTACTAATTCCCATCCAAGTCCTCTTTGTGATTCACTATTATATAAAGTTTCAATCCATTTTTTAGATTGTTTTTTGTAATCACTAAATCCATCATAGAATGTTGGTGGGCCATCATCTGTTGGAAAGTTTGTAGATGGTGATGATTCTTTTAATATTTCACTTATATCATTATGTATAATAAAACTATCAAATGTTTCAAATAGTTTTTTAAATTTATTTGTCATCATATTATAAACACCCTTATCAAAGTATCCGAATGCCTGTTTAAATAATTTAGGCCTATCCTCTTTCTTTACTTTTGGACTACCTAATAAGTTTCTCATTACGGTTCCACTTACATCTTGTCCACCAACTTTAATTGATTGGTGTGGTGCAACCATATAGTATCCATGTTCTTCATGTCCTTTTAGGTTGTTTTTATTTTTATTGTAATCTTGAAAGTATGATAATTTACCACTTTTATTCTTACCACCTTTTAGTCTTCCTGCATCTTTCTTACCGAAGATATAAACTACTGCAGTAGTTTCTGGATCAAACTTTTTAAGTAAACTCTTTGCAACCAATGGTATTTTTTCTTTTATAATTTTATTTTTAGGTACACCCATTTTCACCATATGTCTAACTTTTTCTGAATAGTTCATTGGATGTTTTGGTGGTTTCTTTATATCTGAAGTAGTGATATATGCGTCATCAACTTTAGATTGTAACCACTTAAATGTTTTTAAATGATGTGGGCCAAATGGTTGATATCTACCACCGAATATACCGATTACTTTTTTAATCTTTTTTTCTTGTTCTTTTAGTTTATTACTTTTTTTCCATTGAGCATAATTCTTATCAGATATTTTTTTACCATCTTCATTTACTTTTTTACTTGTATCGGTTTTCATAAATGGGCCTCTACGAAGTGTTCTAAATTTTACTGGTACTTCTTGTCCAAATAATTTTTTTGGTGCCAATATTCTTAAAGTAACCATTTCAGTTTTGTTATCTATTTTTTTTGTTTCAAAATCTATTTCTTTGTATTTTCTACCTTTGTGAGTAAGATTAAATCCTGTAATGTTTTTGTGAACCTTTCTACCTGATACTGCTTGTTTTGCTCTTTCATTAAATTTTTTATATCCACTACCATAAGGAACTGATGTATTTCCCTTTCTCTTCATCTTCTCAACACCCTTTCTACTTGGTGATGGAATTGCCATTTCATTAATGATACCACCTCGTTCATTATACCATTTTCTAAATTTTCCTGGTGTACCTACGGTTACACTTCCTTTTGCAATCTTTTCAGCTGCCTTTTTGATATTTGGATAATCATTTCTACTTAATAAAAATACATCTTGAACATGAATTTGATTAACAAGTATTTCGTTCCACCCGTGTTGTGATGGTTTATCTTTTTGACTTAATATGTGTCGTTTGATTTGTGGTTTGTATTTATCAATAATTTTATAACCCATATTAATATACTTTTTAATCCATTTTCTTTTGATAGGGCCCATTATCTTTTTCAGTTCTTTTTCTTTACGCTCATAACCTCCCTCATAGTCATCACCGTAATAATCAACCTCTTTCATCCACTTATCTTCTTCTTTATTTTCTATTTTATCCCAACTTCTTCTATCCATTTTATTTTTTTCAACGG